ATCAACTTTTCCGCTCCCCTATTGACTTTTTAAGGAGAATGATTATATATAGTAATGAGGATGCCTGATGGGTCCTCTACTATTAACCTTGCTAACTAGGAGGTAACTATGGTTACGCAAAATCTTGCGAATCTTCGCAATCTCGATCCATTCTTTGTCGGCTTTGACCGCTTTTTCAGACAACTTGAATCACTTGACCGGGTAGATGCATTCACTCGGCCTCAATCATATCCGCCCTATAATATTAGGAGCCTGGATGATGATCGTTATCAGATCGAACTGGCAGTTGCTGGTTTTTCTGAGGATGATCTTGAAGTCGTTTATCAAGACAGCAAGATCACAGTTAAAGGAAATATGGAAAAGGAAGATGCAGAATCAGGGAGCGTACTGCACAGAGGAATTGCAAACAGGCATTTCGCCCGACAGTTCACTCTTGCCGACACTATCGAAGTGGAGGGAGCGGAACTTAAAAACGGTATGCTCATCATCTCACTCAAAAACATCATCCCAGATAGTAAGAAGCCTCGCCAAATTAAAATCGCGACCGGAGGTCAGACTATTGAAGGGAAAAAAGAACTCTTAACCGAAGAGTAAAAACTATTGACTTTTATCATGCTTCGTGATATAAATTAGATTATGGTGAAATTTTATACTTCAGTCGAGAGAACGGCCAACGACATTCTGTATGTTGGCTATGACGGGAAACGAAGAGTGGTCGAGAAGGTTCGCTTTCAACCGACCCTCTTCGTTCCTACTCGCAATAAAACAAAATATCGTACCCTCGATGGTTATACCGTCGATTCTATTCAACCTGGCAGCATGATGGATTGCCGGGACTTTATCCGTGAGACAGAGGCGGATAACTTCCGTATATATGGCAACCGTGACTATGTTGCTCAGTTCATTGGTGACAAATTTCCAGATGGCTGCATACCAGATACCTCGGTGATGAATATCTCATTTATTGACATTGAGGTACAATCAGATCAAGGTTTTCCAGAGCCTTCTCTGGCTCAACAGCCAATCACTGCCATTACAATCAAAAATAATCTTGATGATACCTTCTACACTTGGGGTATTGGCGGATTTGAATCTGACAACTCTATTGTTCAGGATAAGCGTATTGAGTACATTCGTTGCCAAGATGAATTTGTTCTTCTAAAGAGTTTTCTTACTCATTGGCAGAAAAACACACCTGATATTATCAGTGGTTGGAACTCGGAAGACTTCGACATGACATACCTTATTAATCGTGTTGCGCGAGTCCTTGGTGAGGATCAACTTCGTAAGTTCTCATTGTTTAATATCAAACCAGAAGCTCGAGATACATCCTATAATATTATCGGTACTACCCAACTTGACTTTATGAAACTCTTTAAGAAGCTTGGTTATAACTATGGTAACCAGGAGTCATATAAACTTGACAACATTGCAAACGTTGTACTCGGCGAAAAGAAACTCGACTATTCTGAATACTCTTCTCTTGCGGCTCTGTACCGTGAAAACCACCAGAAGTTTATTGACTATAATATCAGGGACACTCAACTCGTCGAGCGAATGGAGGACAAGACAGGGTTTATTGCTCTCGCTATGACACTTGCTCATAAGGCTAATGCAAATTACGTGACTTCTTTTGGGTCTGTGAAGATCTGGGATACGTACATCTACAATGTGTTGAAAAAGCAAAATATAGTTCTTAATCCACAAGATGAAGTTAATAGCGATAGGCGAATTGAAGGTGCTTATGTTAAAGAACCTCAGAAAGGTATGCACGAGTGGGTCTGTTCATTTGACTTGAATTCCCTATACCCGCATCTTATCATGCAGTATAATATGTCACCTGAAACTATTATGGACGGCGTGCTACCTGGCGTGGATGTGGAAAGTCTATTGTGTCATATAGATCTCAATATTCCTAAAGATGCATGCGTTGCTTCTACTGGCCAATTGTTCAGTACTAAATCAAAAGGCATTTTCCCTCAGATCGTTGATAGTCTCTACAATGAACGTACAATTGTCAAGAAAAAAGCACTTGAAGCAAAACAACTCCTTGAAAATACTGCCAAGGATCAGGTGTTTGAGAGAACTCAGATTGAAAAAGATATTGCCAGGTTCGACAATGAACAAATGGCAGTTAAAATTCTGATGAACTCTCTTTATGGTGCTTTGTCGAATAAATGGTTTCGATATTATGATATTCGAATGGCAGAGGCAATTACCATTTCCGGACAGCTTACAATTCGTTGGGCTGAGAATACTATCAATGAATATCTCAATCGTATACTTAAAACAAATAAAGTCGATTATGTTATTGCTATCGACACTGACAGCCTTTATGTTAGAATGGGTGAGCTCGTCAAACAAGTCATGCCCAATGAAACTGACCAAGATAAAATCTGTAAGTTTATAGACAAAGTGTCAGAGCAGAAGATTGAACCTCTCTTAGAAAAAACTTATAAAAATCTTAAAGAATATGTGCATGCCTATGACCAACGTATGCATATGAAACGAGAGATTATTGCATCGAAGGTTATCTTTACTGGTAAAAAACGGTATATTGCAAACGTGCTCAATAACGAAGGTGTACAATATGCAAAACCAAAGATCAAGATTACCGGTATTGAATCAGTTCGATCTTCGACCCCTCAGGTGTGCCGTAAACTCATTGAAAAGACTCTATCGCTCATCATGAACAAGGATGAATTTTCTGTACAAAAATTCATTGAAACCGCCAGAGGTGAGTTCCAAAAACTAAATCCAGAAGATGTTGCCTTTCCTCGTGGTGTATCCAATATATGGAAACAGCAAAAGGAAGGTGTTGGTGTCCCAATTCACGTTCGTGCATCTCGACGCTATAATCAACTGATAAAAGAGTTGAATATAAATAATAAATATGAAGAGATAAAGAATGGTGATAAGGTTAAATTTACATATCTGAAAATGCCAAATCCAGCTAAACAGAACGTGATTGCCTTTCCTATTGTTTTACCGTCGGAATTTGATTTAAATCGATTCATTGACTATGATATGCAATTTGACAAGTCTTATGTTGAACCTATCAAGAACATACTTGATGCTATTGGATGGTCGGTAGAAAGAACAAATACTTTAGAGGATTTTTTTAATGGCTGATATACCAGCAGAATATGCAAATCTGGACTATGGCTTTAGTGCAGTAGACGAAGCCACATTCCAAGCAAATCAAGATTCAGCAGAATCCACAGCGCCATCTATTGATGAGAACGATTTAACACGAGTCGTACTCAACGCACTTGCTCCGCTTGAGGACAAGCTTGATACTCTGCTGACTCGACGCAATGTCGAGGAATCAGATGATGTACAATTTGCAATTGCACAGGCTCAGTCAGAAATTTCTGGCAAGGTTGTAGAGCTTGAAAAATTAGTCATGCCATTGCTCGTAAATTTACTTAAGACATCCGATAAGGAATATATTTATTGGCCTGATAGAGCCACTAAGGTTCAGGCAACAATTGATAAAGTCTTAGCTATCACTCGAGGCTAATATGGGTTGGTTAACTCTTGTTGTGGCTCTCGCCATTTCTGGTGTGGCTGCATGGTATAGTATTGTAGGATTGATGGCAATATTTGCTGCAGCCGCAATACCTATTGCTATTATGGGTGGAGTACTAGAAGTCGGTAAACTACTGACCGCATCTTGGCTTTATCAGAATTGGAAAATAGCACCTAGATTATTGAAGACTTACTTAACGGCAGCAGTAATCGTGCTAATGTTTATTACATCTATGGGTATCTTTGGTTTTCTATCCAAAGCTCATATTGATCAGACGTTGGTTGGGGGAGATAATTCTTTAGAGATTCAATCGCTCGATCAACAGATCGAACAGGAGCAAAGGAGAATTAAAGATGCCGAAATGGTCATCAGACAGCTTGACGCAGCAGTCCAGACGCTTATTGACTATGACCGTATACGCGGAAAAGATGGTGCCATCGCCGTGCGCCAAAGCCAAGCTGTGGAACGCGCCTCACTCTCCGGAATCATTTCTGAAGCTAGCAAAAACATTAAACAACTCAGAGATGAAAAACAGCCATTACAAAGGCAACAGCTCCAACTAGAAGCTGAAGTTGGACCTATTAAATATATTGCAGCTCTTTTCTATACTGATACAAATAAGAATGTGTTAGAGGAAGCAGTACGATGGGTTATTATTACCATTATTTTCGTATTTGATCCATTGGCGGTTTTATTGGTAATTGCTGCAAATATGAGTTTATCAAAGCCTAAGAGAATTAAAACAGCAGTTAATGTAGCAAAGGATTGGGAACCAGTTGAAGTAGAAACTGATGAACCAATGGCTGTAGAAGAACCTGAAACAGATCAGGTTGAAACATGGAAAGAACCATTATATAACGATAAGTCTCTTCGTGAAAAACAAAATGAGCAATCACTAAAAAATAATGGTACATATGGTCCAAATAAAACTGTAACTGCATATGGATCTAATCAGGAAAAGGATTGACTTTTCCTACAATAAATTATAAAATACACTATACTTTGTTTTTATAGGAGACGTGGATGACTGACTTTTTTCGCAATATTGTAAAAGAACTAAACGACGAGAATACAAATGTCGCAGCTGACGGAATGGGGAGCAGTGAGTTTGGGGATACTATTGATACCGGCTCTTATATTTTTAACGCCGCTCTATCTGGCTCCCTTTTTGGTGGTGCACCAAATAATAAAGTACTTGCGCTCGCTGGCGAAAGCGCCACCGGAAAAACTTTTTTCGCTCTTGGCATGGTCAAGCGTTTTCTTGATGATAATCCCACTGGTGCTTGCTTCTATTTTGATACTGAAGCAGCTGTAACTAAGGATATGATGGAATCACGAGGTATTGACTCTAAGCGAGTTATTATCTCTGAGCAAGAAACAATTCAAAAGTTTCGCCACACAGCAATTCAGATCCTCGACAATTATGCAAAGGCTGATGTTTCAACTCGGCCTCCTATGCTGATAGTACTTGACTCTCTCGGTCAGCTTTCAACTACCAAAGAGGTAGAGGATACCACAAGTGGTGCAGAGACTCGTGATATGACTAAGGCACAGCTGATTAAGGCTACATTCCGAGTTCTGAATCTAAAGCTTGCCAAGGTCGATGTACCACTTATCGTAACAAATCACGTATATGATGTAATTGGCTCATATGTACCCATGAAGGAAATGGGTGGTGGTTCTGGTCTCAAGTATACGGCCTCACAGATCGTATTCCTATCCAAGAAGAAGGATAAGGATGGCAAGGATGTTGTTGGTAATATTATCCGTTGCCGTATGATCAAGTCTCGTTTTACAAAAGAGAATAAGGACATTGAGGTTAAACTGCGATATGATACTGGGCTTGACCGATACTATGGTCTGCTTGATCTTGCCGAAAAATACGATATTATTAAGAAGGTGAGTACACGCTACGAACTGCCTGATGGCCGTAAGGTTTTCGGTAAGGCAATTAATGAAAATCCAGAAGAATATTTTACCGATGAAATCCTACAGCAGTTGGAAAAGGCGGCTCAAAAGGAATTTCTTTATGGTAAGGGAGATGATGAAATGCCGGCAATGATGGATACAGTCGAAGAAGAGCTTGAAAATGCTGAAGTATGAAGTCCTTTATGACGAATATAAAAATGAAGATTTAGCCAGAGTTCTATTGACAGACGAAAAGTGGAATGGTATAATCTATCATTATCAGACGGTAAAATTTCTCGATGGGGATGAGGATGATGCCGTCATGCAATTTGAATATGATGTTGTAGAGGCGCCGCCTGACTTTAATGTGGAAACACTCACACCTGAAGATCAGAAAGAGTTTGAAACAATGTTGGGTGATATTTTGGTTGAAATCATTAGGGAGGCATTAGAGAGTGAGAATAGAACAAACGATACTGAGCAACCTGATCTATGATGAATCATATGCAAGGAGAGTACTTCCTTTCCTAAAGGATGATTATTTTCAAGATCAGACTGAAAAGATTCTGTTCTCTGAAATTGATAATTTTATTGATAAGTATAATGGTATTCCTACCAAGGAAACTCTTTTAATTGAACTAAATAAAAAGGAAAATATACCCGAACAGATTTTTAAAAATCTGATTGAATATGTTGAGCAAATCACATTTGAGAAAAAAGATTCGACATGGCTCATTGATAACACGGAACAATTCTGCCAAGAGAGGGCTGTGTATAATGCAATTATGGAATCCATTTCGATCATTGAAGGTCGATCCCAAAATAAAGAAAAGGGTGGAATACCTACTATACTGGCTGATGCTCTTGGTGTGTCTTTCGATGATCATATTGGTCATGATTTCCTTCTAGATGCCGAAGAGCGATTTGAGTTTTACAACAAAAAAGAGGATCGGATCCCGTTCGATCTTGACTACTTTAATACAATCACCAAAGGTGGTCTGCCACGTAAAACTCTGAACGTATTCATTGCTGGTACTGGTGTTGGTAAAACACTTGCGATGTGTCACATGGCCGCGGCTAATATGTTAAATGGCCAGAATGTATTGTATATCACATTGGAAATGGCTGAGGAACGTATTGCCGAACGGGTTGACTCAAATCTGTTGAATATCCCTGTAAATGAACTCGAGGGGTTTCCGAAAAAGATCTATGATGACAAGATCAATAAACTGAGGAAGAAGACCTCTGGTAAACTCATCGTTAAGGAATTTCCAACTGCAACGGTCGGATCAAATCACTTCCGACATCTACTTAACGAACTGAGTCTTAAAAAGAACTTTCAGCCTGATATTGTCTACATCGACTATATTAATCTGTGTACATCAAGCCGACTCAAGTATGGATCAAACGTAAATAGTTATACCTACATTAAAGCCGTCGCTGAGGAACTTCGTGGCTTGGCAGTTGAGAAAAATATACCGATTGTCAGTGCAACTCAGCTTAACAGAACCGGTTTTACCAACAGCGATCCTGGCCTTGAGGATACATCTGAATCGTTTGCTCTACCGGCAACGGTCGACTTTATGTGTGCTCTTATCTCGACCGAAGAGATGGAACAACTTGGTCAGATTATGATTAAACAGCTTAAAAACCGATATGGTGATCCAACCCAGAACCGTCGGTTTGTTGTCGGAGTAGACAGAGCCAAAATGAGACTCTACAACGTAGAGCAATCGGCACAGAGTGATATTGTAGATGATCGACCAGTTATGGATAAATCAGAATTTGGCGAAAGGTTTGACGAAGAGGAGAACATGAAATGGATGACAAAGAAGGCGGGCCGGAAAGACTTCAGCAAGCTATTTGCCAGTTAAAAATGATGGATCCCCTGAAGCAAAATGAATGGCTACGTATTTGTGAGATCGAACTCAATGATGCAGATAGTGAAAAAGTGGATGAATATCTTAAATTTTTGGAGGCAGCTAAGTATGTATGAGATTCGTAAGGCTGGTAACGTATACCGAGTTTATGATCGTACCAACAAACGGTATATCGCAAACACTAAGTCAAAACAGACCGCTGATGAACTGGTTACAGATACCCTGCACCACTGTGGGTTCGAAGGTTTCATCCCAAATTTCTTTTTGAGAGACCTCGAGTACGGCATAAAAATTCAAAAAAAATGCTAAGTGATTGATTTCGTTACTTTTTTAATTGCATTTTTTTATTTACATATTTCCTAACATATGGTATTATATACATAATGGTTAAGGAGATGAATATGTCTAAGGTTATCGAAATCGTTGGAAGCATTGCTTTCTTCACCGCCCTCTTTGGCGCTTGCTGGTTCGTACTCGTGGTGACCGGCTAATGATGGACATTACCATCAAGGGTGGATCTAAAACCCAGCGTGAACTGATCGCTGATGTTACAGATCATATGGCGCCTATCATTCTTGGCCCTCGTATGGCTCGAGCTGTTCAGATCGACTATATCATCAAACGAAAGCTCGACGCCGACGGCTGGTGTGAGTGGATGGATGATAACCTCCGACCCCGCGAGTTCAAGATTCAAGTTCGTGCTGAACAGACCTATAGTGATCTGATTCTCACGATCTGTCATGAACTGGTACATGTTCGGCAGATGGCTAAACGAGAACTGTATGAGATTTTCTCACCTAGACAGATGCAGGTATGGAAAGGTAAACGTCTGAAAAGGGCAATTCCGTACGCCAAGCAACCTTGGGAGGCCGAGGCATATAAATTACAGGAAGGCCTTGCAAAGAGGTTTGTGCAGGAAACTGGTTTCGTCTATACCAGTGCAATGAAGGCTAGAGATAAACAATATGCAGAACAAGCATAAAATTGCACATATGAAGGCAGCATTTATTTATGCCGAATGCAGTACCGCCGTCCGTGCAAAGGTGGGATGCGTCATCGTAAAGGATAACCGCATTATCAGTATCGGTTACAATGGAACACCAAGCGGTTGGGATAATCAATGTGAGGAGCTAGTATTTTTTGATGACCGGGGTGTACAGTTATTAAATCCTCAATTAAAAACTAAAAAAGAGGTTCTGCATGCCGAAACAAATGCGATTGCTAAATTAGCACGATCGAGTGAAAATGGTGATGGTGCTACCGCGTTTATCACACACGGCCCATGTATGGACTGTTCTAAAATTATGTACCAAAGTGGTATTACAGAAGTTTTTTATAATATCCAGTACCGGGATTCAACCGGGGTGGATTTTCTTCGTCAATGCGGAATCAAAGTGGAGCAAATGGATGTCTGATTATGGTGAAATGATCTATAATGTCACTCGTGATATTGCCCGGTGGGACTTAAAGCGCAAAGGATTCGATACCGACTCAAATAGTGTTGAGGCTTGGATCGAAGGAATTCAATCCTATTCCAAGAATAATGAATGGGAAGCGCTTTGTAAGGAATATTGGGCTGAATATCATGGTAATGCGGAACGATCGCGACAGTCGTATCATTAACAACCTCTTCCGGTTGGCGCATGATATAGAACCTGTGAAGTCGAGTCGGCTTGCGGCTTGTCTTATTCTCAAAAATAGTGTGTTAGGGTATGGCTTCAGTCAAATGAAGAGCCATCCCTTTCAGGCTGAGTTTGCAAAGAATCCTGATGCCATCTTTCTTCATGCCGAGACTGATGCGATTAAGAATGCTCTGAAAAGAGTATCACAGGATGATCTCAGTAAGGCAACGCTTTACATTGCAAGAGCAAAGAAGGATCACCGCACAAGAAAATGGATATATGGAATGGCAAAACCCTGCATTGGTTGTGCTAGAGCCATTGCAACATTCGATATTTCAAATGTTGTGTATACTTTGGATGGGGAGGATTATAAATATATGTAAAACAGAGGTGGCAATGAAAACCTTCAGAGCATATTTGGAAGAAGATATGGTAGCAAAAAATGTGAATGAATTAATCGAAGATTCATATAATTCAGCAACAAAATCGTTTTCCAAAAAATATCTTATCGAGGCTGGAAGAACATCCGAAAGACAGGAAAATGGATTTGTTGCTGCGATCACAGATGCAGTAAAGATGAATGGCGATAAACCAATCACACTAAAAACAAAAGATGCGACTATAAAGGGTGTCATTAAGGCCGAAAAATATACAGGTAGACAAGCCTCCGGATCTGAGCCATATACTGATGTTCAGATATTTACTAGTCGAGGTATTCTCAATGTATCAATGAAAGGGCCATCCGCACCATCACTTGCTGGTGGAGGTCTACGAGGTATCGAAGAAATCATACCTGGATTGGGCGCAAGATTTTTTAGAGCTGCTTACGACAATCATATCAAAAATAATAAACTAAAACCTGGTGATAAGGTTCCAGATACCTTTGCAAAATTAAACGATAAAGATAAAAAATTATTAGTAATCGGCAATAAAGCCATGGGAGGCCCAATAGACTTTATGTACATTGGGCCTATGGAAGTCTCAGCAGATTATAAACAATCTACGTTAACCGTAAACGGTAAGTTGATTGATTCAAAAAAATATTCAGATTCAAAGGATCTTTTCTTTAGACTTCGTGCAAGAAGAGTTGATCAAACATTTGATCCAGAAGCATCAGATAGAAATGGTGTCCCAAAAATATATAGTAAATCACCATCAAGAGGTGATAGTGCTGGGCGATTGGTTGTGACAGATAAACCCGTTCGAGGCAAAGTTATTACTTTCTAGGATAAAAAAAATGAAAAGCTTTAAAGCTTATATCAAAGAAGAAAAAATACTAGATAAAAAATTCTTAAAAAGAGCTACAAGTGTTCAGAATTTTGATCTTCGTGCATCAGATTTTCAAACATTGAAATATAAAAAAGAAATACAGTTTTTATATGCAACGTACTGGTTCCGAGGAGATCCAGAAGGAATACCAGCATTTGATTTGAGTAAAACTCAAAAGGGGTTTAATAAGGATGCTCTAAATAAACAGATTGAATGGTTGAAAAAAAATAATAGAAAATACTTTGATATGTTATATTCACAAACCCCAAAGGGAGTGGGCCCTGGTGAGCTTTTATTTTATTTTTTAATTGATGATGCAGTAGTTGGGGGTGGATCTTCGGCTGGTGCTGATGTAATACTTGTCGGTGGAAAAGAATATGAGTTAAAAGCCTCTCAATTGAGTGGAGACGGGAAAAGTGTATATCATTTCAAGCTTGGAGGAACCCAAGATTTGAGCAAGATACAAGCGCAAGCCAAAAAACTATATGATGATGCAAAAAAACGCGGCATAAGGGGTCTCGAAACTAAAGGAAAGGGAGAGCTAGAGTTAAGTCCCGAAAAAATTAAAATATTACAAAAAGAGTATCCCAGAGAATGGTCAAAGATAGAAAAGGACTATGCTACAATCGCTAGTAAATATTTCGGAAAACAAAACATTGTGTTCTTAAAAAATAATAATGAAACTGTTGATGATGTCGAAGGAAATAAAAGAAAAATGCCAGTAGGCACTATTGCGGCCGTTAAAACGGGTGGTATAAAACCAAGTGATATTAGCATACAATCTTTTACTTCAGGTACAGTTAAACCAAGAGTAAATATTTAGAATGCTTAAACTTAAATCATTCATTGCTGAAGAAAAGAACACTCATATGACTCATATCGAGGAGCTGCTGTTCCTTGGTGGTGTTAATGGTACTCGTCAGGCAATTAACTTCCTTCGTGATCTAAGAGATATGCTGAAGGGTAATGCAAAGTCAGCCGTTGATATTACAGTAAAATGGGATGGTGCGCCTGCCGTATTTGCTGGTGTAGATCCTGCCGATGGTAAGTTCTTTGTGGCAAAGAAGGGTCTGTTCGCTAAGACTCCTAAGATGTACAAGACTCAGGATGATATTAAAAAAGAACTGAGTGGTGAACTTGCCAAAAAGTTTTCGATTGCTCTCACAGAGTTTTCAAAACTAGGAATTAAGTCTGGTGTATATCAAGGTGACCTGATGTTCACGAGGGGTGATGTCAAAGTAGAAACCATTGATGGTCAGAAATATTATACCTTCCAACCCAATACGATCGTCTATGCCGTACCAGTAAAAAGTAAATTAGGTCA